GAACCTGAATATCTAACTCTTCGTATACTGTTTCAATGTCACCGCTGTCAAATTCTATGAATATTTCGCCAACATAGGCTCCTGGACTAATGTCTAAATCGGAAGAACCAAATTCAAAGACTGCATTCCCCGCCAATAGGTCATCAGATGTTGATACTATAGATGTCAATGTGGATAAAACCGTAGTGGTATTCTTTTTCTTGAATTTCAGCTTAACTGTTGCACTGGTCAAATTTATAGCCGAACCACTATCATCCCGCGTCAAGGTAGCCTTAATTTGACTACCAGAATCCCCTTGCACCAAATATATTGTTGTCATTTCATCACCCGCAAAGATAGATACACGCGATTTGCGCTGTTTCGTTTCCGCTAAATGTCGCGGACTCTCTTGCTTTTGCCACAGTACATGAGCGGATTATATCATCATTTTGTTTCATACCCTTCCCTGGTACAGATGATGTAACGATCAAATCACCTGGCTGGATATTCCCATTCTCGCCGCAGACGTTTATCTGACCTTCTCCAACCGCGTTAACGTACACCATGTCATTGTCTTGCAGTAGACCCACATACGCCTCACCTATAGCTATTGTCGGTGTCGGCACTTTGTCATCAGGGTTGGCTGGTGTAACAACCTGGAGTGTTACCGGTATATGATCATCTGGTGAATATCCGCTAAAGACACCAATGGCCGTTTTTTGATTTGGGCTACTTGACCTTGAAACAAGCGATATTACGTTGGAAACGTCTGATTTTGCCTCAATTGATACATCAACCAATATATCCCCAACTTCTACGGATTCCTGATCATCAAGCAAGGCATCATGCACACCGGTGAAAGGAAGATATGAGCCATTGCAGTAGATATCTGAGTTTGCATAAACGCTATATGATGATGTTCCTAGTTGCGCATATTTCCCTGATGAATTGTGGTAACCCCTGGCACCATAATTTGGCTCACCCAAAATACCATTAGTAACTGCGCCGGTATAGCTGGTAGTGGTGTTTCCATATCCAATGATCGCCACATGGCCAGAAGTGTTCAATGAATTTGCAGCAGCCAGTGCCGCGCCGACAGACTGTGTTGTGCCAACAATCAATCCTGCCGCAGAACTTGTACTGCTTGTGAAAACGCCTGCGGCATTAAAGCCGTTTACAGTTCCCCCAGCACCAAGACCGAATGTACGTCCAGATGAAGTAGATGAAGTTCCGCTTTGTATTCTATCTACAGTAAGTGATCCAGATTGTATCTCAGCAGACGTTATTGTATTGGCCGCTATTTGATTCGCGGTTATGGTGCCAGATGTTATCTGGCCTCCGTTTATAGTTGTGAGATTTGTATTAACGTCATACGCCGCCCCGCCAACATTTACCTTTGTAGCACTATTAAATGAATTTGAGCCGTCAGTCAGAGTGGTTGAACTTGAGAATGTAACAAGCCCTACAAATCCGTAACCCTGCTGAGTGGCGGCAAATGATGGGGAGCCGGAGCCAGAGCCAGCACTAGTTTCTGTAACCGTGAACCTGGAATACCAGATTTGTGATGACCCGCCAACAGTCGGTGGGTTGATGCCCCACCCCGCTGTCAGGCCGGTAAACGAACCATCCGAGAAATTGTATGCAGTGGCCGTTGGTGTCCCCGGATTGCTAGATGTGCTTGTTTGATAGTAAACGTAACCTGTTTGGTTTTGCGGAGTACCTCCAGCCTCATCGTCAGCACTGGCGCTTGCCATGTTGCTAAACGTACTAGCATTTCCTGATCTATCTACACTTTTTGCCCAGTAGTAATATGTAGTCCCCGGCGTAATATTTGTATCGATAAAATAGTTTGCCGATGTCGTGGCGATTTTAGAAGATGCCCCAGAATTGTTCGTTGTGCTTCTAAATACCTGGCTTTCTTTGTGATCAGGTTCAGTGGGGTCGGTCCATAAAAGCTGATTTGCTTTCAGCTTACCATTTGCCGTCAAGTTAGATGGCGGTGGGTTCGCGGTAACCTTGCCGCCAATAATTATGGTGGTGGATACCCAGTCAGAGTATGCGTTGAACTTGTCGCTGACAGACCTTATCCTGATGTCGTATGTGCCTGGTTTTAAGCCCTGTATTTCATAGTAGGTCTCTGTTGTCTTTCGCTCTAGATAATTGGTGTCGCTGCTAAGTTTACCCTGCACAATGTAAGAGGTTACATACAGGTCATTTGAAGCGGTCCATGAAATTTCAGCTTTGTATCTAGTTGCTCCGTCACTGTTAACATCTGAACTTTCTGTCACGGTTAGCCCGGTTGGCGGGTTGACGAATGTTGGATCAGGGAAGGTTGTGTCAGGGATTTCTTCTTCCGGAGCGTTTTCATCGTATGTATAAATGTTTGACTGATACTCAACCAAGTTAAATTCAACAGTCATATCATCGTTCATTTGCATCTGTTCGATGATGAACGGCTTGGCTGCCCAACCAGGTGTTTGGTGGGTAATGGATACGACATCGCCCACGGCGTATGCCAACCCTTCAGAAGTTGTCTTTATATTGGCCTTGATCTGATTCCTAGACCGCAGTAGGAAGACCCTTGCCAAATCTCTAGCCCGATAATAATCTGTTATTGTGTCTAGTTCGATATCATCCTGCAGGACAACACCGCTATCTTCTGCCAGATAAGCAGTTTCTTCTGATGAATCAGCAAGAGGCCAAGCAGCAGTATCGTCCTGCCACTTTCTCAGTGGGTTACTGAATTTAACAACAACCCTGTTGTACTTATCATCCTTACTCTCACCCTGGATGCGAATACCACCAATAATATGGTCTTTGGTGAACGTAAACTGGCTGGACCTTACTCCATCAATGCGTAGAGAGTATTTGCCTTGAACGTATGGCAAAAAGCCCCTACATCCCATCAGTAGGATGCCAACATTGTCGAAAACGGTCTTTTCGGTATCTAAGACTACGTTGCAGGTAAACAACTGCATCGTTTCGGCCGTGTCGTTATGTATAACGACAGACTCTTCGCAGGCTGTGGCGGCGGCGCTAAATGCTGTGTCGTCAATTGCGCTAACTGGGATTCCCTTGCCATACCTATCATTGGTCAGGTAATCGCGCAGGCATAATGCCGGGTTGTCTGACCAAGCAGTTGTATCGGTTCGCGGGTCATAAACCTTTCGTCCTTTAACCACAGCGGTGATCTGCGGAACGCCAGACCATATTTCTGGTGCGTATTTGAAACGCAAAGCAATATAGGCAACACCTGACAGCTTGTGATCAGTTGTCCAGTTTTGAGTGGCCTGCTGCAACAAAGTCGAGCCAGATTGCCCGTCTGCACCAGTAAATGTCGCGTGAGTAATTAAGCCAGAATACTTGCTGTCACCGATAGGCAGGTCATCAATCTCAATATTTGTTATAGACTCAACCTCTCCCTCACATAAAACTATCGCAACATATAAGTATTCGTTTGGGCCTTCATCTGGCTCATATTCTACATATCCACCGGACCCGCCATTTGCATTCGGATCCCATATCAACCATTTTTCTGCATCTTCAGAATACTCCCGCCCAGTATGGATAAAGACCCTGGTCCCACCAACACGGCGCTCACCATAGATAACTGGGATCGGCTCTACATTAGATTCTTTGTTGATCAGCAGTTCTTGGTTTTTAGCAACATTCTTTTTTGCTGCCTTTTGCGCCTTTTTTGCCTGCGTGTAAGAAACACCTGTAGAAATCAGGCCAGCAATTACTGCAAATATTGTCCAAAAGCCCATTCTTATTTACCCCACTTAATGTCTTTGCGGGTTTCGTGTGCATAGTCAAAACCCTTATCATCTGTGAAGTACAGCTTCTGACTATTACTATTAGTTAGCCTGCCCTTCTTAAGCTGGAAGTCCTGCCAGTGGGATGCAAGTGATACTCCTATTCTTGAAGTGTCTTCATTATCTTCAATCGCATAGTTGTTAATCCTGCCATCGAAAAACAATATGGGGGTTCCAATTATCGACTCCGATGAGTTCATCAACGCTTTCCATACTTGGCCCCTGACATTGATGTAATCATTGTTCAGGAAAAGTGATGCGTATGTTTGCGACTCTCCACCGAACTCAATCTCTGTGGTATTCACGCGCAGTTCTGAATTCTCGGTAACGCCAGGGGTGCTTGTCAGATCAGGGCTTGATACAAATGTGGTAGAGAATGCTGTGATGTTACGGTTCCAATCGGTCAACCGTATGATCGTAGAGAAATCTAGCTGTACCAGTGTCGCAACATTGAAGTTATCACCGGCAAGAGCGGCCTGCGTAGCAGAATCTAGTGTCCTGGTCATATGGCCTCAACAAAATCAACTTCATATCGATATGATAGGTCAGTGGCAACTGAAAATTCTTGCACATCATTAGCCAGCCTGACAGTAAATGGCACATTATCGTATGCTATTACTTCGTTGTCAGACACGGATGAAATGAGGGCGGGCTGGAAAGACAGTGTGCCAGGACCGGATCGGTCAGCAGTGGCCATGTAGACCTTGTTGTGACCGGCGAACTTAAAAACATCACCAGCCTTCAGAACGCCTGAAATGCCATTCACATCAATAGATGTGTCGCCGATAGCACCAGCACCATCCGCAGCCATGGCCCCCGCAACAGTCCCAGAAGCGTCAGAAACCTCCGGCAAGACAATGGAAAAGGTCTCAGCCATCCCGCGCTGGCTCATGATAAAAGCCATGACCGGCTGGAATTCTGACCTGGTCATGGGCGGGTAGCTTGCGCTGAAGCTAAATCTCTGCCCGCCAATATTTCTGACCTGAATGCGGCCAGATATGGTTTGGGAAGACAGATTAAAGTATTCGCTCTGGAAATTCACCGCGCTGAAAACGGGTGTTGTCGGGTATGTTCCGCTCATCCGAGTGATGGCCTCCCGCGATTGTTAACTGCTTGGTTGACCATAGACATGATCTGACCACGCCTTGTAGCCAGCAGTTCGTCAAAGCCTTTAGTGTCTACAGCATTGATGGTGAAACTAATATTGACAGGTGTTCCGCCGCCCTGCGTGTGATCGATGACCGTTTCATTGGGATGAAGAATTGCCGGGAAGCCGCCTTTACCGTCAACGCCACCGGCCCGCGGCCCCATGCCCGTATATCCGCCTCCCTCAAATGATGCTCCCTTAACACCTGCTATTGCCGCTGTACCAGTTGCTATAGCCTGCGCAATCATGGCTAGTTTAGCGGGGAAAGGCACCTTTTCTGCGTTTGCCTGTGATATTGCTTGATGCAAGTTCATTATAGCCTGTGCAGTTGCAATACCTTTCTGTACTGCAAATGCGGCTTTCTGTGCATTAGAGCCTTCTTTCATCATCTTGCCAATTCCGCCAAACATATCGCCATATGACTGCATAGCAGCATCATTTAATTGCTTGATCCTGGCGTTGCGCTCTTCCATCATCCTGGTTTCTTCGGCAAAGTTATCAAAGAATCTGTCCAGGGCCGCCTTTTCGTCTTCTGCTTTTTTTTCATCAAATCCTTTGAATGTGTCATAAAGCATCTGTTCTGTTGCTATCTTTTCTTCTGCGGCCTTTTTTTCTGCGGCAGTTCTTGCGTCTATAGCTGCAATTTCTGATGCAAAGTTATCCAAAAATACGCCAAATTCATCTTGCTGCGCTTTTCTGCGCTGTTCGGCTCTCTCCCTTTGTTTATCGTCCCCAGATAGCAAAGCATCGTAGTAAGCCTTTACGCCTTCTTCCGTTGCCATATACGAGCCATTCAAGGCATCAATTTCTTGCTTATGGGATATTACAGCCTGCTCGCTGGTATCCAGGGTGGCTTGCAACTCAACCAACCGTTCTTTTGCTTCACTTATATTGTATGCGCTATCCAGCCAAGCAATTGAAGCAGATGCCTGCGCCCTTACATAGGGGTCTGTAGAAGCAGTAAGTTTGTCATAAAGATCAACCGCTACTTTCAGTTGATCCATTTCTTCCTGCAATGCTTTTTGTGTTTGCTGTTCTGATGCAATAGCGGCTCTTTGACTTGTTATAAGAAACTCTTTTTGAGCAGCCGTAAGGTCTTTGTATTCTACGCCGAGTTCATTGATTCTTTCTTTTAATTCTTTGGTTGCATTTGCAGCTTTGTCGGCATTTTTGAAGTATGTTGCTAGGCCTGCGCCAACTGCCAACAGGGCACCGAACATTGCACCACCAGCACCAAACAAGGATGCAACTTGTGAACCCTGCTGGGCAAACACCATCATAGCGTTCTGGCCCATTTGCAACTGTACTGCAACGTCCTGTATCTGATAACCAAGCTGGGCGGCACCGCCACGCATCATGCGCATGCCACCGGCAGCTTCCTTGTAGTTTCCGTTGGAGTTTCGGGTTTGCTTATTATGACGGCCTTGAGTAGGAACAAGTTTATTTAGTTCAGAATTAAGCCTTCTTGTTTCGTCTTGTAATTCCTGAATGCGATCTGCAGTAGCAGAAAGTTCTTGTGCTGTCTGCTTAGAGCCTTGCGCCTGTAATTCGAGAATTATTCGTTCTTTTGCCGTTGCCATTTTTTGCCCTGCTGTCTTTTAACCGCAGATAGACGAACCAATGCCGGAACTCCTCTTCCGTCATCGACATTACTGATGAGAGTGGCTGACCAAGAGAAAATGCTAGTTCATACATCCAATATATGGTTGTAGGTGTCCCTTGATCATCTATCAGTTTTTTTCGCGTTCCTCTTCGGTCACGCCTGAATCCAATACAAAGTCGGCCAGTTTGTTCACGATTGCAGGATCAACACTGCGCCTTAAAGACTGCTTATCCTCAATAGTGAAAACCGGCTCACCCTTTTCATCGGTCAGGCCGAATATGAGCGCGTAAATTAAGAAATCGGTGGTATCCCCATCAGACCGCCTGAACCATTTTGCCCTATCCTCCAAAGTGAGATTCTTTGCATAAAGCGTAGTCTCCCACTCCGGGACTTCGATAGATCG